AGGAGTAATTCACCCTCTACTAGCTGAATCCGTTACACAATTCCAGGCACAGGCATACAAAGAGATGTTACCGTCTGGCGGTCCAGTTAAGACCCAGACAGTGGGCATGGGTACACCGCAGACAGATCTTCAGGCATCCCGTGTACAGGAGTACATGAACTACATGCTGACCCAGGAGATGAAAGAATACGACCCTGAGACAGACCAGTTACTGTTTTATCTCCCCTTATCAGGAAGCGCGTTCCGTAAAGTTCACTTTGACCAGACGTTAAGCCGCCCAGTATCGCGGTTTATTCCTTCTGAAAAGCTGATTGTTCCATATGGAACAACGAGTCTTGATAATGCGGTAAGAATTACCCATGTCATTGATATGCCTACCAATGAGGTGAAAAAGCTTCAGCAGTCAGGGTTTTACAAAAAGACCCCGATGTCTGGCAAGGGCGGTAACTTGGAAGGTTACGATGAAGTCGATGAAGAGATTGATGAGCTTCAGGGCGTTAAGCCTTCTGGATCAACGGATTACGAAGCAGAACTGTATGAAATGCACGTTGAGCTGGACATCCCAGGGTTTGAGGATGTAGATGCGCAGGGTGAAGAGACTGGTATTAAGCTTCCATACATTGTCACGCTGTTCCCTAAACAGTCTGCTGTTTTATCGATAAGAAGAAATTACCAACAAGTTGATCCGATGCGAAGACGCATTGATTACTTTGTTCATTACAAGTTTTTACCTGGAGTCGGTTTCTATGGGTTTGGTTTAACCCATATGATTGGCGGTTTGTCCAAAGCCTCGACATCTATCTTACGGCAGCTGATTGATGCGGGTACTTTGGCAAACCTTCCAGCTGGCTTCAAGGCGAGAGGCATTAGGATAAGGGACGATGATACCCCACTCCAGCCTGGTGAGTTCAGGGATATGGATGCTCCTGGGGGTTCATTACGCGATGCGTTAATGCCATTGCCGTTCAAGGAACCCAGTGGAACGCTACTGTCTTTGCTGGGAATGCTCGTTGAGGCAGGCAAACGATTCGCCTCGATTGGTGATATGCAGGTGGGTGATGGCAATCAGGAAGCACCTGTAGGAACGACAATCGCCTTGCTTGAGCGCGGTAGCCGTGTAATGAGCGCAATCCACAAGCGGATGCATTATTCACAGCGCATTGAATTTAATCTGTTAGCGAAAGTATTAAGGGATTCGCCCATTAAAGCGTACCCCTACATGGTCGCTAACGGACAACAGCAGTTAATGGCGACCGACTTTGATGATCGTATAGACATCATTCCGGTTAGTGATCCCAACATATTCTCCATGAGTCAGCGCGTGATGCTGGCCCAGGAAATGTTACAGATGGTCCAGTCAGCGCCAGAGATCCATGGCCCGATGGGTATACATAATGCGTATCGCAGGATGTATGAGGCGATGGGAGTACAGCAGGTAGATCAGTTATTACCGCCTCCTCCACAGCCACAGCCAACTCCCCCGGCGATGGAAAACTCCATGATGCTTCAGGGGCAACCTGCACAGGCTTTTCCTGACCAGGACCATGATGCCCACATTGCTGCGCATTTAACCCTGTATCAAAGTTCAATTGCGCAGAATACACCGCCAGGGCAACAGCAATTGTTAGGTGTCATTCAAGGTCATGTGTATCAACACATTGACGCAAAAGCTAGAGAGATGGCGATGCAGGATCCTGAGATCACTCAAATGCAACAGCAAATGCAGCAGATGCAACAGCAGGCAGCGCAGAATCCAATGATGCAACAGCAAGTTCAACAAATGCAGCAGCAAATGAATCCTTTGGTTGAAGATAAAGTTGCGCAGACTACTGCTCAGTTATTAAGCGAAATGGCTCCTCAGTTCAAGACCCAGGACGATGAAGACCCGTTGGTTGAATTAAGAAAGCAAGAACTGGAAATCAAGGCTGAAGACGTTGATCGTAAGGCTAGCGAAGCACAACAGCGTATTGATATTGAGCAGGAACGACTGGATCGAAACATAGGCATGGCAGAAGATCGTCTGGAAACTCAGGTTGATATTGCTGACATGAAGAACGATACTGCGCAAGATAGGTTAAATCTGCAACGTGAAGCCCAGATGGCTAAGACCGCAGAGAACATGGCCAAAGACTTTTTTGGGAGAAATTGATGAGTAGCGTAAGAGAGAAGCGAGCAGCTGAACAGAAAGCGGCTAACAAACGTGAAGAAGAATTTCGATTAGCGGGTGAGAAGATTGCCAAGCTAGTTGAAGAAGTAGAAGCAACGCCGGTTCCTGAAAAAGAACCCGTGGCTAAAGCGCCAGCTAAGAAGAAAGCAAAGGCTAAAGCCAAAGTAACTAAAAAGACTAAGTAACATTAGGAGAAAGATATGCCTGGATTAACGGAAGGCAGAGCTGTTGAAAGAGGCCAGAAACGCAGAGGCGATTACAGCAGTTCAGGTAAAGGCTCTAATGGTATTAAGCGCCAGACTTCGTTCTCAGACCCCAAGGTGTCTGTGGATAAGTTCAGTGTAAAAGACCAGGGTACAGTTCCTTATGAAGGCCCAGAAGATATTGCAACCCCTGGAGCGCCTAAGCCTTATGGTGCGGGTAAGTCTAGAGGCGGTGGTGCAGCATTACGCGGCACTAAGTTTGAGGGAATCTTTTAGAAAATGAGTTTTGCTCCTGTGTATGGCGACATGAGTTCGCAGTATTTATCTGGCCAGCTTGGCTGGCAACCTAGCGGGCAATTCGGTCTTGGAGGAATGCGGCAAGATCAACAGCTTGGTATTAGCCATGACGGCCCCGGATCGATGGGTAATCCCTTTATAAAAGGCGCACAGCCAGCCGTGCATTTCAATGCACAGCGTGATGCGCAAATGGGAATGCAAGACAGGATGCCTAAGGTCAATTATGGCCCTGGTCCTTTCGGTCAGTCTCTTCGACAAGAAAATCCATACAGACCATCTCCTCCTCGAAGAGGCCCAGGCGGGTTCGGTGGTGGTGGATTTGGTGGCGGCTCGCAAGGCATAGACCAGTTCATGGATTTCATGCAGCAAATGATGGATATGTTTAAGCAGTTTAATAGTCAAGGTGGCGGTGGCGGTGGATATGGCCAAAGAAGAGGCCCAGGAGGGTTTCCTCAACCTCCACAGCAATATGGGCAATACTATCCGCAACCATCAAGGCTTAGGACTCCGCAACCAGCAATACTTAGGACTCAAGGCCCAGAGTCGATGCCGCTGCAAACTCAAGGGCATTTTTAAGATATGAGAATTAACATACCCGGATTGGAAAATATTAATATCGATGATGTTCTTGGAAGAAAGCCTAAGCCGAAGAAGAAAAAGGCTATAGATCGAAGGATTAAGATAACGCCTAAACAAAAGTCTAAGATAGCTGCGAAGCCAAAAAGAAAAAGCACGCTTATTCCTAAAGTTTCTAAAATGAGGGGGCTGGAAGATTTTGCTCGCGCTCCAGCAGTTCAATCAAAGCCAAAGCCCAAACCGAAGCCCAAGCCTAGACCGGCAATTAAGTCTAAGTCTAAATATGTGCCGCCTTCTAAAAGACCTTCTCCTGTGCAAAGACCTATTCGTCCAGAGTTAAGTAATGAGGATTTAACGAAAGTTGCTGTAGAAAAGACATTAGGATCTATACCTGGAAGAGGCGAAACCGGAATGATCAATATTCCTGGTGTAGGGCCGATTCAAATGCCAATTCCAGAAAGTCCGGCCATCACTGAGCCAGATCCTACAAAACACACCACATGGAATCCATGGGAAGGTGAAGGCCCGCGATGGGAAGAATGGAATCAAGATGATGTGATAAATGAAAACCCGGTGATTGGGACGAGACCAGATGGTTCTGCGGTGCATATGTATGATGAAGATGCGAGTGAGTATTGGAATAAATCCGAAGAAACGACTGAACAAACAACTCAAGGCCCGATAACACAGACAGAAACACAGACAGAGACAGAAACAGAAACAGAAACCTCTCCTCCCCCACCGCCTCCCGTTAATCCGTTTAAAGGATTTGTACCAGGGAACATAATAGGCCAGTCTTTTGATCCAAAGGATTTGAGCGCGCATCAAAAAACAGTTGCAGATGCAAGAGCAAGAATGACTCCTGGGGCAAATATACAGGGCGGTGGATATCTCAATTACGACAACCCCATACTTGGAAACAAACAAACCCAGTTTGGTGGGTATGGCCAGCCTATGCCAACTAAGCCGCTAATGAATTATGCGGGATTGGCTTCGCCAGTAACCTATTCAACGCCTGACCCTGATCCAGATAAAGAAATAATAAGATAAATGGATTCAGTTGCATTAGCTTCTTACATAAACAAGAAGCTTAGACATTATGAGCAGGGGCATATGGAGTATCTTGCTTCTGGTGGCGTAAAGGATATGGAGGAATACAAATTCGTGATGGGTGAGTTATCAATGCTTCGCACCCTGCGCGATGACTTAAAGGAAGCATTGCATATTGAAGGAGACATCGATGAGTGAACCCCAAGTGGACACTGTCGCAACACCGTCTATTACTATAACAGACGCATAT